ATGCTCCGTATTGATATTATTTTCAGCAGTAACCAAAAAGAGATGATGCCGCTAGGCATATTCGAGGCTCTGGAAAAGGAAATTGACCGAAAGTTGCGGGCTCAGTATCAGGATATGAACGTTCGCATTGCGTGGGGAACCAATGCCTCGATGTCGGCAACCGGCGGGAAAAATGATAAGGACAATAAAAAAGTGAAGGAAATACTGCAGGAGATTATGGAGGATGACGCTGGATGCCGGAAGTAGAAGGTGCTTCTGATGATGTAGAGTATTTTGATAAGTAACTGACAGCCGCGCCGGATCTTCCACCAGTGCGGCTTATTTTATTCCTCTGCTTCCACCGCCTTCTCCGCAGCCTCTTGCACTTCACGCTCTGCCTGCTCACGTTCCATATGCTCCGCCAGCTCACGCTGCTTCACATTCCACACTGAGCCTTGTGGCATTTCTACGCGAACGTCCAGGCGGGTGTATTCCGGCAGGTCGCAGGGTTCGCCGTCCTGATAGAAAACACGGTCGCCGTCAGCAGTGATTTCTTTCAGGCGCCAGTTCTGGAATTTGTCCGGGAGGTGGGTGTGTTGCCGGTGGCAGGTTTCAATGATGATCCCGCCGTCTTCCAGTACGCGGTCAGCGACATAGACCAGCTCAAGACCGTTATTGTCTTTCGGTACTGAAATACCGCCGTTTACACCCCATGCGCCATCTGAGTTATAGCCGAGGATGCCGGTAATATGGTACTGGCCAGTGTCAGTGCGATTAACTTCTGCACCTTCAGATTCGTCGTTGGTTTCAAAACTGCCGTTCGGGTGGACCCGGATAATTGGTGATGATTTTTTCAGAAAACCACTACCGTCAAATGCTACACTGGAGCCTATTAGTGCTATCTCCCCACCAAATTTCCCTCCATTAGACCCTGAATTTAAGAAATACAGGTAACCTTTTCCGTTATACCCTATGTACATCTGCCCCGTGTCACTGTTATTACTTCCCGGATACCCGAAATTAATCCCTTTAGCATAGGATATAGCTTGTGTGCCAGACCATGACCCGCGCACAGTCGTTCCCGGAGGGGCTGCATATACTTCACGCTGAGCGAAGAAAAAATTGTCTCCGACCCACGTTCTGTCGGCACCTATAACTGTACCTGCCGTTTCCGGCAATTGGTACGAAGTTGTATACCCTGAGCCGGCTTCATTTGGTCGCGAATAAATTGTGATGACTCCGGCCTTCGTCCTGTACACGCGCCCCATGTTACCCGCAAAGTTGACCGACCCGTTTCCGGATGAATCTGTTGCACCGGTATTCACATGAGGTGAGTATTTTAGTACACCACTTAAAGCCTCATTCATCGCCTTAACACTATCCAGCGTCACTTTCTGCCCGTTTGGTAGCTCAACTTCTACTTTACCGGTGTCTGTCATCCATTGCTGCATTGCCTGGAGGAAATACACGATATAGCCCTGATTCGCTGACATGGTGCGGGCGGCGTCAGAAATGGTATCCGGCACTGTGGTGGCAATAGAATACTTAGCGCCGCTGCGCGCCACCGGGGCATTGAATGACAACGCTAGCTCTGTGTCGCTGTTCACTGCGCGGATCATCATATTTATCGGGTTAGTGCCGTTTTCAATGCTTACCATTTGCCCCGGCGCCACGCCGTGAATGTTCTTTTTCCACTGTGTTCCGGTGCCGGTGACAATCGGTGATCCGGCTTTTATGGCAATTGTGCCGTCTGTGTAAATCATGGGGTTCCCCTGAATTTTGGACGAAAAAAAACCGCCGGAGCGGTTGAGTTATTTACTTCCAGCGCGGATAAGCATCCGGGGCATAAGCAACAATGCATCCGATATCATTCACATACGCACCTCCGCCACCCAACCCGACAAGATTCGATGCCCGCGTCACATAACCATCTTTTGTTACACCAAACCCGAAAACAAAACCACCAAAGCTCATTTCGAATGATGTGGAAATATAACTTAACACCATGCAGCCCGCATACCCGCTCCGGTAATCTAATGGTTTCTGTATATCCAATATCGTTCCGCCATAAGTTAAGTCTGATATAATTGTTTTTATTCTTAATGGGAACTTACCTGATGAATAGAATAGTTTATTATCATCATTAAACATATTAACCTTTATTTTTGTATCTATGTCTGACGCTACAATCGGTCTATAAATATAAATATTCACGGTATTCGTAGTTAAAAACCGCAAACTTTTATTATTCCACCCATGGCGAAGCATATTTGAACCAATTCCGTCCATCCTTGCATCACGGTGAAAAACAATATATTTATCCCACATGGATGGATATAAAACGGCATAATCTCCACGAACAAAGTCATACATCCCGGGTTCTTTTATTCCGTCTTTACTCATGTCCAGTATTTTTTCTAAAACATAGGTAATTGAGGACAAAATTCCTAATTCAGCTCCATTTACTGATATAACAGGTTTCATCGCTACTTCCCCATCAGCTTAAATATATGAATAATAGGGATTGTGGCACTTGCCATTCCGCTGTCGTGTTCATATTTCCATGTCACCTTATTACCGGAAATATTTATATTTGTTACTGTCGGGTAGTTGCCCTGCATTTCTGATCTATGGGTAACTATTGGGACAGCTATTATTTTCTCGCCCCCTTTCAGATACCGGCTGTCGAATGTCATGCTTGTTTTTGAAAAATCAACTTGTTCAGAGTGAATGACAAACGCAAGAGAATCTATAATATTATCTATTTCACCAGTATCATGATAGACATTAAAAACCGGATTTTTAGCCATATAATTTCCTGTAATTTCACTATTTTAATGCTATTTCAATTTTGAGATTCCCACGCTCATCCCGTAAATAAAGGCCGGTTCCATCAAATGTAAGCCCCCCGCCGGTTTCATTCGAGTTCATTTCAAATTTATTTTTTTTCGCATCAAGAATAAATCCTTGCTTACCCGGTACATAATTCTCAGACTGAATTTTGTCCATAACGATAAGGCTCTTTATCCAGGCTTCACTAATGAACGCCTCTTTAACAAAAAGCTTCCCGTCTTTCATATACATAAACAGGTCCATCGACTTATTGACCGGGTTATAAAACGCAAACTGCTGTGCGCTGAAGCCGATAAGCGTTGTCACCTGTCCGTTTTTCAGCTCTGCGCCAATTACCATGCCTGCGGAATAATCGGTGCCCTGATAGTTGATCCTTACTTTCATATCGTGAATGACGGATGCCTGATTGGATTCCATATCCCACTTAGCGCGGATGGAATTTTCAGCCATGGCAAAGCTGCCGTCGGCAGTAACTTTAACCGCGTCGATTTTCTCAGCAAGTGCCGTTGTCTCAGTTACTGTGTAGTTGCGGACTTCAATGATTTCTGCTTTCATCACGCCACTTTCGCGCTGCCAGTAATTCCATTGTCCGTAAGCGTTGTTGGCGTTGTTGATGATGGCTTCGAAATTGTCATCTGCCTGAGACTGCAGGTCTTTGATGATGGCTGAATCACCCAGCCCGGCGGCAACTTCATCAATAATGGTTGAGGCGTCAAACTCCGCCACGCCGCGCACAAACTCGGTCCATGGTGACTGATTACCGGTTTTGTCCACCAGCCGCGCGCGGAAATAAAATGCGGTACCGGCGGCAAGCCCTGCGAGTTCGTGAGAGCGGGACGGGTACGGCACGTCTGCCAGCAGTAACAGATTTTCGCCGTCATTGGTTTTGCTGTACTGAATTTCGGTTTTCAGGGTGTCCTCTGTGAACTGCCCGAATTCCCAGTTCAGTTTGATGCCAAAAACCAGTGTGGATGCACGGAAATTAAGTGGCACCGGCGGATCCCCGACTTTGCCGGTCAGCCGGGTTTCCTCTGAATACCCCCATCCGCTGGATATCTCAGCCGCATTAATTGCCCGGACGCGCACCAGATAGCGCCCTGAATACACGCCCTGCACTTCAAATGATGTCGTTGAGTTACGTAATACGTTTATCCAGTTGCCATCGTCACGCCGCCACTGCGCTTCATAGGCGATGGCGTTATCTGCCGGTTGCCAGGTTGCCCGCATGGTTTCCACGCTGATCCCCTGCCGGATGACAGAGTAAGAATCAATAATGATGTCTTTCGGCGGGAACTGGTTGCCGGGAGGGATCACGCTTATCGGGCGCTCGTCGAGTACCGCGCCGGTATCAATCCGGTCGTATTTATCAGGATCGTGCGCGGTGGCCGAGATAGTAAATGTGCCGTCGTCATTCTCTGTCACGCTGATAACGCGGTATTGCTGAGCGTACAGCTCGTCAGATTCAACCACCCACACGCATTCCGCCTCAGGCACTTCACTGTACGCGGTGGTCACCGTAATAACGTTATCAGTGACCATCTGAATAGTGCGGGCCTGAGACTTACCGGACGGCAGGTTGAGCATCAGCCGATCCCCCGCTGCAGCATCTGCTTTGCGGTCGAGGGTGATACTCCGCCCGTCTGCGGCACTGACGCGTCCGCCGGTTACTTTTCCGGACACCCGTTCATCAGCAACTGCAATGATGTACCCCGGCTGCGGGATATTGCCGTCCATGCCGACACTGAAGGTCACCATGCGATCTTTATTATTGGTCAGAATACCCCATCGGCCCTTACGGTTGGCTTCTGATTGCCGGCTGCAACCAATGGCGGTCATTTCCAGCTGATTAAAGCCGAACCGGGATACCAGCTCTGTTTCAAATACCGGCTCCATGGCATCCGAATAACCATTGAGCGGGTCGGAATACGATACCAGCGCAGAGGAATAACGGGCTTTGCTGCTGCTCCCGGAGTATCCGAAATTACCGTCAATGACATTAGCTTTTGTATAGCTGTAGTCGATATCGCGCGGCATATCCGCCAGGGTGACAATCTGATTACCGCCCCAGTAGGTCATGCCCCGGAAGATAGCGGCAAAGTCCCGCAGTACGGTGTATGCCTCGTTTCTGTCCTGCACGTAGACATCACACACATAGCGCGGCTCGGTACCGCTGCCGCCCCTGCCGTCCGGCACCAGCTGGTCGCAGTATTGTGCAACGCGGTACAGCTCCCATTTGTCGATATTCTGCATTTTGATGCGGTCGCCAAGACCAAAGCGATCAGAAACGACGATGTCGTAAAATATCCAGGCGGGGTTATTGGTCCACGCCCATTTAAACGAGCCGTCCCACGTTCCGGCGTAGGTACGGTGCTCCGGATCGTAATTCGATGGCACCCGGATAACGCGCATCTTCGGTTCACAGGTGATCTGCGGAATGCTGCCGTTAAACTGTTTTGAGTCAAACTCGATGTAGAGCAATGCGGTATGAGGATAAGTCAGTTTGGCGTCAATCACTTCGGTGTAGCTTTGCAGCACTATCGCGTCACCGATTTTGGCACTGTTCGCATCCGGGGTGATTTTACGGACACGCAGCGTCCATGATGTGGCGGACTGAGGCAATTCAATACGGTGGGTGCGCTCATAGCCTGAGGTAGTTTTACCTTTGGCGCTGCCGTCCACCGCCGTTTTCCAGCTCCCGCCGTCTGTTTGCAGATCAATAGCGTATTTTACTTCGTTGCCGGTCATGTCGCCGTTATCTTCCTGACGGAACAGTGACGGCCATTTCAGACGGACGCGGATAGCGGATAACTGCGGATTGGTGAATGCGCGGATCCACGGGGTGTTACTCTGAATAACGGTACCGACATTAATTTCATTCTCAGCAGACGGCATGCCGGGGATGTAGGTTTGCGCCTGAGTGCCGGGGCGGTATTCCCATACCACGCCGCTGAAGTTCTCCGAGCCGTCATCGTTCAGCAGCGGCGTACCATCAAGAAAGATATTTTTCCCGGTCAGATCACCGGCAAATTCTCCCTCACCGAGCGCCAGAAGTAACTTTGCTTTTGCTGTGGATTGTAAGTCGTCCGGCTGTTCTACAGGCGTGCGCGGGCTGCTGTCGCCACCTTTGCGACCGGTGATTGAGTTCATCATGAGATTTCCTGATAAAAGCTGAGAGAGGGTTTACTGCTGATCTTCGACGTAGATACCGGCTGAAATAATAGCACCACCGATGCGGCGTTTGCCGTAGCCGATGGGTACAGGGTAGCCCTGTGAAACGGTGTTAGTCGGGGATCCGAATGCGTATGAGGGTTTGTTTTCGCCCTGGTCTTTCATGGCGAGTCCGCCGGGCTGCGGGGATAGCATTTGGATTACGCCACCGAGTGCCATTGCTGCACCCATTTGCATCATTGGGACACCTATTGCCCCTCCTCCGAAATAGGTAACAACGGCTCCGACCGCCACAAGAACCGCACCGAATATAGTTTGAAGTACACCAGCCTTTTTACTGCCAATAATGACAGGTACGATACGAACAACCTCATCGGTTACCGGTAGCCCAAGATCATCAACGCCAATATTTTTCTTTCCGCGAAATACCGCGTAAGTCAGCCCCCGCGCCTTACTTGTATTTAAAAATTGCTCAAATCCCGGGATTGTGCAACATAGTGCGCGGATAGATTCTGATGTTGTACTGATCAGTCTTTGATGTACTTTGCCAAACGTTTTACCAAGCACAGCACCGAGCTCTATTTTTGTCATGACTTCAGTCATACTTACTCCATTAAAAAACCCGCCGGAGCGGGTTTGGTTTTTATATTAAAATTAATTTAACGGGAAAGTGTGGTCGGCTTGATATCCATGTTTCCATTTTGATCCGTGAATATCCGATAATATTTATTATCACCTGAATTTATATTAAATTCACGCTCCTGACGCGCCGCTCCCGATGAACAAAGTCCGCGTCCTTCCAGTGAAGCGCCGAGAATATGCTCACCTTCTTTTACATTAAAAGTGGTTTTTTCTGACGGATCTAATTTTGCCGCACGCTCACCATCAATGAATACCGTGGCAAAACACCCGCCACCGACCATGCCTGAATCACGAATGACAGTTACAGAGCCTGTATTTTCACTTTTTGCATCAGAGGTAAAAACTCTGTCTTTAGGGGCGACCCTGGCTAAGTCAGGATTCACCGCTGAGGTGGCACACCCAGCCAGAGTAAACACAGTAATAAGTAGTAATTTTTTCATTCCGGGAACCCATTAAAAAATAAAGATAAGGGTAACCACGGCAAGTCAGTTTGTCATGAATATTTTATGTCTCAGTATCATAACTGTGCGGTCGCGCCAGTACCCGCCATAGGGAACACGCTGACTGAGGTGTCCGTATAAATGATGCAGGAGCATATTATCCGCGAGGAGGATGCCTGCATGATTAGCGACTGTTGCCTGTACCTGCATCACGATAACATCGCCGGGCTGTGGATCTTCAACCTGAATAAAGCCCGCTGTCTGCCAGTTATCGGCATAGCGGTTTTCGCCCTGCTCCCACCAGCAGTAATCTGCACGGTAATCCGGTAACTGAATGCTATGCTCCTGCCGGTAATAATCCATCACCAGCCCGTAGCAGTCAGTAAAACCGAGAACGAACGGTCGCCCCACCAGCGGAAGGTCTCCGCGTGGCTGAATGGTCCGGATATCACCTTCCGGCCAACTGACGATATACCACGGAACCCCGAGCGCATCACACTGTGATTTATCCAGTTCAGAGGGCTGAGTGGTGGCATCCGGATGACTGTGAACAATACCAGTCACCGTTCCCCAGTCTTCGGCGGCGGCGTAGTCTTCCGGCGATAAGATAAAGTGATTTTCCGGCTCACCGGCGATATTGCGGCACGGGAAATATTTTATAACGCGAGATTTTTGGACGATCACCCCGCAGCATTCACGGGGGTATTCCTGTTCGGCGTGGCTTAATATTTTTTTTTATTAAAACATCACGCATTATTATTTATCCTTATTTTTTATCTAACTCACCATCAATGATTGACAACTTATTTTCTAAATATTTTTTAAATTCTGAAAGATTTTTAAGATCACACTCCGCGTTTTTTCACATATCCTTCTGTGAATTTCTTTCCTTTCACTCTAAGTTCATCGACAGTTAAAACTGGTTCATTTTTGGCTTTTTTGCTGAGTTCTGTAACTTCATCCAGGCTATATACACGGCAGTCTTCATACCAGTATCTATTTTCATCTGCTACTGCGCTTGATAGAAATAAAAATGGTAATAATAACGTTATATATTGCTTCATGATCTCACCTCAATAATAGATTTAAGGTGAACATTATCAGAATGAATTTACTTGCGCAGTAACGATGTTCCCGGAAAGCCACCGAACGGGATCGGGTTGTTTTTACCAAAGCGCAGGAAGCAGCCGGTGTTCAGCATACCGCTGCACTGATCCTTTGCGGGGTCATCAACCGGGTTTCCATGTTTATCAAACCAGCCGTTCTGCCCGGCGTAATCACAACCGTCACCGGATTTATATTTTCCGCGAATGCACCAGGTACACATGGAATGTAACTGGCGGGTCGGGATCAGAACACCCTGTAAATTCATCGGGCTGGCTAATTCAAACTCAACGATTTCACCGGTTTCCGAGGGTTTACTGTCAATATAGAAAACAGATACCCGCTCCTGTGTCGGATCCGCTGTTGGGTTACCTTTCGGGAAATTGGCGGCATCGAGATAATGCACCAGCGTGTTGTGTATCGTAACTTTCGCTTTCAGCATATCGTCATAGGCAAGACACAGCGCCGTGATCGACCCGTCCAGATTGGCAACGGATAATTTCGGCTGCGCGCCGGAGCCGGTTGTTGATGCTTCCAGCCCTTCAATATGCACCGGCCACGCCCGGTATTCTTCATCCTGCCACCATACAGATTTAGCCGGCAGCTTTTCAGCATCACCACCAGCCGCCACAATTTCAGCTTCGGTGTGCGGTAAGTTATAGGCATGAAAGCGCAGAATATCCGGCGCACCGAACGCTGAGCCGTCAACCTCAAACAACCGGACAGCACTGCCCGGCTCCAGCTTTTGATAATCTGATGTGATCATGGTTTGAATGCCTGGGTAAAGGTGAGGGAAAGAGAGTAATTATTGCCGCCCAGCGGGGTCAGCTTCGGGTCTTCGCAGCGGTATAAACCGAGTTGCTCCAGTGGTGGTCGCCACTGAAACGCGCGGATCCCGCCGTGATTGTCGATAAAGTCACGGATAGGCAGGATGTAATCTTCCGTACCGGTAAAGTTCAGCGACCATTTCTGGCTTCGGGCATTGATGCCGTCACCGCTGACCTGCTCATACCCGTCACCGAATTTCGCTTTACGGGTTTTGAATAAAATATCGCCCTGCGGATTAAGGCGCGGGCTCCAGGTGAATGTTTCGATCATCGGCTTCCCTTAGCTATATTCCAGACACCACCACCGGGACGGGTTTCTTTTGCCATCAGTATGCGGAAACGCCCGTCAACAAACTCACCGACCTCTCTGCCAAATTGCTCATAGCCTGCGGATCCCTGCGTTTTCTGGTTACCGTCACCATCTATAGTGATATAAACCACCGGCGCCGATGACTGAGAACCACCGCCATATGCGCGAATGCCGAGATTACCGTCAGGTCCGCGTTTCAGTGGCATGATAGCCTCGTCACCAGCCTCGCCCATTAACCCAACATTCGGCGCACCACCTTTGGCGAACGCAAATACTGTCGGACTGCTGACGACCTGATTACTGTACTGACTCAGACCAGGTGAGTTATATGTGCCACCTTTGGCGTTTGCGGTGACAGGAACACTGCTGCCTGCTGATGCCGAAGCACCACCAAAACCACCAAATAACCCGGTAATCGCATTGGTAATCTGCCCCTGAATCATAATTTTAATCAGATCCTGAATAATCGACTCAGCGAGTGACGCCGACAGATCCCGCAACCCTTCCGAGAAAGTCTTCGTTCCCGTCAGCATGCCGGCCAGTGAACCGGCCGTTTTCTGCTCTACTGTATCAATCAGGTTGATTTGCATTTTCTGCCAGTCGCCCTGCGCGGCATACAGCTCTTTACCCGCCTGAATTTGCGCCTCTTTTGATTTTTCAGACGCCTGCTTAACAAGGGCCTCATAACGCTCTTTACTGATCACCCCATCGTTGTAATATGCCTGATAGAGTGCTTTCTGTTCTTCCAATTGGTTACGCAACTGCACGACAGGATCGACGTCGCCAGCCAGTGAGATATTGGGTAACGCAATGTCTTTTGCCTGCTGAGAAAGCCGGTCACGCTGGCTTGTTTGTGTCAGTTGCAGGCGGGCGCGCTGGTATTCTTCTTCCGTCAATAATCTGGCATCAAGAAGCGATTTCATTTCTTTGCTGGCTTCATGCTCCTGACGCAGCATTGCCGCTGTCGGTGAGTGTTTTTCTGCCAGAACCACACGCTGAAGCTGATAGTTCTCTGCACTGATAAGAGACAGGCGGTTCATTTCAGACTGAGACATACCGCCTGATTTATGCAGTTCTTTCAATTTTTCCAGTGTTTCAGATTCACTGAGTGAGATTTTTTCAAGGCTGGTCGCGTGTTCGGATTCAATTTGATGCCGGAGTTGCTTATATTGATTAAGCTCTTTTTTACCGTTCCCTTTTGTTTTAGGGAGTTCATTGGTACCGGTTGAGGCAACCGGCTCTTCTTTCGGGGCTTCTTCGCTGGGTTTTACTTCAAATTTTCCGATTGAGACCGTTTTTTGTCCGTTACGGATGTTCTCTTTCCGCTGTTCAATTGAAGCATTTGCATCTTCTAATTGACCGAGCAAAGTATTTTTTTCCCTAGTCATCTCCTTTGAGTCCCAGAACAAACTTCCGAATGTACCTTGTTCACGGGATTTGGCTATATTTATAGCTGTATCAGAGTAACGCCCCAACTGGCTTTCTATTTGTTTTTTTTCAGCTTGCAGCTTGCTTAGATCATCTTCCCAATCATCAAGCTTTAACTGAACTTTAACCTGAGATAATCGCTGTAATTCAGCGACCGTCTCTATGGTTTCATTTTTCAGATTACGCAAGCCTTTCCGCGCCTGGACGCTGCTGTTGTATAATCCGTATAGTGCAGATCCCGCCAGCAACGCAGCGCCAACTGGTCCACCCAATAAATTTAAAGCCCCTCTTGCGCCCGCACTTGCTGCGGACAGGGCTCTGGTTGAAATGGCTAATCTGTTATTCGCTGCATTGAGATTGGCTTTTGCAGCCGTCTCCGCAATATTAGCCTCACGAATTCTGCGGCTGATCGCTGCATATTCACTCTGATAGCTGACATTCATGCCATGCTGCCGATTTATAACAGACTGCTGCGCCAGTCGTCGTGATTCCTGCTGCGCCTGTAACCGGCTGGCTTTTGCTGCCTCAATTGTTGCCTGTGCCGAGTCGCGTGTTTGCCTTGCTGTTTCTCTGGCGGCTTGCCCAGTCTGGTACCACGCTTTTACCTGCCCCTGCAACCCCATCGTCATTCTGGAAGCCATCACCGGCAAAACTGCATAGGTCACGATATTAGCCAGGGTGGAAAAATTATCGGTCAGTCCGTTTACTGCGGCAGTGACACCCTGAATACCTGACCTCATGGGTCCGTCTGCGCTGTGACCGACAGCAAGCGCCACACCCTCAAATGCGGTACCGAGTAATTCCAGATCACCATTGAGATTATTCGCCCGGATACTGGCCTGATCATATGCGGTGTCAGTCCCGGTCAGTGCAACTGTAAGCTCTTTCAGTTTATCGGTATTTTCACGCAGATTTACCGCTGCGCTGACATTGGCGCGACCGAATAATTTAACGGATGCCGTGGTTGAGTAGTTCTTTTTATCCAGGTTATCCAGCGCGGCAGCAAGACCGACAACGGACGGACGCAGGGATTTATCCGCTGATCGCTCCAGTGTCAGAATAACGTTACGCATCATTCGTCCGGCCTCGGCACCTTTAATGCCTTTATCCGCCAGAACCTGAACGGCCGCATTCAGCTCTTCAAAGCTGATGCCCGCCTGCGCTGCGACAGTACCGCTCGTTTTAATCGCCTGAGCGGTTTCATTGATTTCAGATGCACCGTATTTGGCACCCGCTGCCAGCACATTAATATAGCGCTCCGCAGAGATAGCCGATGCACCATACTGATTCAGACTGAGTGACAGTGATTTTGCCGCCTCAGCAAGATCGATACCGGATGCCTGTGCCAATGTAATTGATTTTGCGGTTACTTCTTCGAGCGCCCCGGCTGTTTTAAGCAATGCCGGTTTTGCTGATGCCAGTAATTTCATTGCATCGGCAACTTTCGTCGCACCGAATTCTGTTGTCCGCCCCATTTTCATGGCGGCTTCGTCATACCGCTTCATTTGCTCTGCGGATGCGCCGGTAATGGCACTGAGGTCAGCCAGCGCCTGACCATACTGGCGTGATACCGATAAAATACTGCCGATAGATAACCCGCCCCCGGCAAGTAATGCCAGCTTACCGGCAACATTGGTGACACTTTTACTGATGCCGTTAAAGCTGTCTTCAACACCTTTTGCGTCCCGCTTTGCCTTATCAGAAAAGCGTTTTGTTTCACGTCCGGCATGATTCATCGCATTGGTGATATTTGACCGGAAAGTGGCGTCATTAAGTAACAGGCCAACGCGCAGATCTGCAAGATTCGCCATTTTATCCCCCGATAATTTTCATTATATCTGCACATTGCTGATCGACCAGCGCCGGTAATTCCGGTGCATTGCCGTGCGGTATATCCGGTTTTTCCGGCTTGCCGGCCGAATCAGCCTGACCTGATTTGATGGAAAAATAAGCCTGCCAGCCAAGCAGTGTTGATGCCGGCAGGCTGAGTACGCGGTAGGGATCAATTTCCCCGAGTTCTTCCGCGAGTTGATAGGCAAAGAAAAGTAACGGGCTGTCAGTTAGTTTTTTTTTTGCTTCTTCGAGGGTGCCGATTGAGTGACGTTTGACGATATTAATCGCGTCGATCAGGATGGCGTTATCATGGACATCAACCATTTCATCCGCTGTCGGCAGCAGGGACTTGGTGACGGGTTTGCCTGCATCGTCCACAATGCAATTGAGCAGCATATCAACGTTCAGCAGTGATGCTTCGCGCACTTTCCCTTCGATATTCAGATCGGAAACATTCTGTTCCAGCGCCATCAGTTCACTGGCTGTCATGCGGCGGATGTTCACTTTTACGCCGCAGAGAATATCAACTTCGCGGATCTCCGGCTTTGCTGTCAATAGTGATGCTTTCAGAGCGTTCATTTATTTTGTTCCCCCTTTTGCCTGGTCGCCGGTAACACCCGCGACACCCCATTCCAGATTGTTTTGTTTGCCTTTCACCGTGATCTGAATGGCTTCGTTCGCCGGTGCGCTGACATCATTCAGTTCCCACCCGGACAGCGATAACAGCATGTTTGCCGTGCGCTTATTCGGCAGTTCAAAATAAAACTGCACCGTTTCACGCTTTTCTGCCGCATTAAGGAAAGCTGCAAAATCTTCGTTTTCCGGGTCATCAATAAAGCCGAGGGATTTCTCCGGTCCTTCCGGTAAGTCAGAAATAAACTGTTTTGACATGTCGATAAGCGTGGTCACATCAACAAAGCTACCTGACTGCCCCGTGGCACCCAGAGCCTTACAGTTAATCAACGGTTTCATTACTGCAACGGCATCACCCGCCTTACCGTATTTAACAATCGTGCCCGCCGGTAATTTTGCATATTCCGGTGAGGTCTTTTTATCAGCCATATCTTGCTCCTGTTAATACATAGAAAGTGCGTGGCGGATCTGCTGTGATAATTTGTTCAGAACCGCGCGTTTGTTGTAGTCGAGTGCCGGACGGATAAAGGGTTTTGCCACCTGTTTAATGGTGCCGAATTCCTGTGCACGGGCTTTCATGTAGTGGGTTTTCTTCGGACCGACAGTGACCATAACGCCGCCGTTGGTGCCTTTGATTTCCGTGCTTCTCAGGGTGATATTTTCACGCATATGCTGACCTTTCCCTTTCGGGTCGAATCCGGCATGTCGCTCCATATCGTCTTTTACCACTTCCATTGCTTCGCGCCCGGCTTCACGCAGAATTTTTGTTTTCAGTCCAACATCAATCTGTTGCAACCGGCGCCCGAGCTCCTCCAGACCGGAGATTTCAATCCGGGTTATCACTGCGCATCCTCCGGGTAGGTAATGATAAAATCCCGCATAACAGACCAGCGGACGCTGTTTTTTGTCAGTTCTTCCCGGTTCTGCTGCATTCCGCCGCGCTGCACCGTCTGTACCGGATAATTACCGATATAACCGTGCACGACCGACTCCCACGCCTCACAGATAGCCCTGTCCAGCTGCAGGACTTTTTCATAGTTATTCAGGATATGAATGCCTATCTGAAAACGCGCCTCCACCAGACGGGTGGTTACCATGCCGGAGCCATAGCGCGGGTCGCTGATTCGCTGAAAGGTAACACCTTCCTGCACCTCTTTTGGCAGCAACAGGGGGTAAGCGGGGAGATGGGTAATACCGGAAAGAGACTCAAGAATGTCACTTTCGATCATGTCGTGTATCTGCCTCCGTGGTAATAATGAGTTCTACCGGGTCGTTGCGGTCACAGGCGCGGACAGTAAAGTACCGGCGCTGATATCCAATTACCCAGTCAATCTGAATATCCGGTCGTGGCCGCGCGGTAAATTGCATGGTTTCAATGACCTGCTCCTGGTCACCGGTGCGAATTTTACGGTTGGACATCGCCTCGGCTTTCGCCCATACCGTGGTGATTTTAATCAGTTCAGTATGGGGATCGCCGAGGTTCCCAGATTGGAGTTCAGGTTTGAAGAGGGTGATGCGTTTGTTGAGTTCGCCGGTTTTCATTGGTCACCTACAGATTGATATGCCGGTACGGGTCAAGAATGGCTTTAAAGCCGTTCGGCATCGCTGCCGGGTCGCGATTTTCATAAAAATGAGTGACCGCCAGCATCAGCGCCACTTCAATATCATCTGAAATCAGCAAGCCATCAGGATCTGTATCCGGAATATCACTGTCATACAGCGTCCGGTTGGTATAGTTTTCTGCCCGGACTCTTGCAGCACCGAGATATGTCTGAAGCAAGGTATCCTCAAGATCATTGTCTTCATCGATACGGCACTGCGCTCTCAGTTTTTCAAGTGTCGGTAACGGCATATTCCCACCATTACCTGTGGCCACACCGGACCACAGGCACAAAAAAACCGCAATTAAGCGGCGGGTTCGGTTAAGCCCAGGTTATTCCCCGGCGCCTTTAGCTACCAGCGCCTTAATTGCAGAGGTATCTTCCAGGCAGCAATCAAAGCGGTGGAACGCGAGGAATGCAGTCTGGTCAAATTCGGCGTAACGCTCCACCAGCCGTTTCAGCGTCATATAGGTAACGCGGCGGATAATAAAGCGGTCAAAGTCACCACAGAAGATGAATTTTTTACCTACTTCCGCACTGTCGATAGCCTGGTCAATGGCGTACTGCATACCGAGAATAGTAGCCGGTGCGACACCGGTAATTTCCGGCAACCATAACGGACGCTTATTACCATCCACCATTTCAGTGAGTGACTTCAGGGTGCTGTCATTAAATGCCAGGCGGAATTTAGGGCTGTTACGGTATGCCGGGTCGATGGCATGTTTCAAGGCATTAATATCCGTCCAGGAGATCGCTGCTGCTGACTCAACCGTGCCGGTAACAGATGCATCGAGCCCTTTCGGCTGAACGGGTGCACCCGCACCGGTACCTTTCACCAGATATTTAGCCTCACCGCGACCAATACGCTGAGCGATACGGGCAGCGAGATAGGATTCGATATCAATTCCGCTGTCCTGCAACAATTCATTCGATACACGGATGATTTTGGATGACAGTTTTTTTGCACCCAGAATAGCGGTACCGAATTCAACATCCTGTTCACTGGCAGCGGTGTTTTCACCCAGTAACTCCCCCTCTTCCGCCGTACCATCAGCGGTTGACCAGGTGATATCCTGCCCGTTTGAGGTTGGCAGGATCTGAGAAATACCGGCGATGCCGCCATACGCTTTCATCTGGTCAACGACCTTATTCAGCATCTGGGTTGGTACGGTGTAACCCCCTTTTTCATCCGGTGAGGTGCCCTGCGCGCGCAGCTCTTTAACCGCCTGACGCTCTTCCGCCGTCAGTTCACCAAAGCCGCAGCGGAGAAAGCGATCGAATGCTGCTGCACGGCGTTCGATGGCTTCTGCCTCAGGGTTGCCCGGTAACTGTGCACGTTGCTCTAGCTCTTTATCATCAACAAATTTCTGATCCAGAGAGCGCATTTCTTCTTCGCGCTCAATCTGTTCATTAAGACGATCAAATTCGGTTTTGGCTTCATTCCATTTACCGCGCTGCTCTTCGGTCATAACGCCGTCGCCAACTTTTTCGTGGATAGCACGCATTTCAGTAGCGATGGTATTACGTTTTTGTTTTAATTCATGAAATTTCATATTGTTACCTTATGCACTTATTAAAGTAAGAAGACGCTCGCGCGCCAGTTTTTCATTGACAGCTTTGGTTAAACCGCCGCTTTCGCGTGCTTCTTTCCACGCTTCCATTGACCGTACTGTGGAATTTGCAGCCTGATACGCCGGATAAGTCACCGGGCTGACGTCATAAAGACGGGAGATTTTGTGGATTTCACGGACAACCATACCGTCGTCGTCCTGGTACCAGTCATCACCATTCGGCGCGACACTGAAAGCAAATGAACTCTGATTAACATCACCGCGCAACATGGGGGCGATAACCAGATCACGGATAGTTTGCGTGTCCGGTGCCGTGATGTCATAAACCAGACCCTGCTCATTCACACTCAGGGACAGGGTTCCTGATGATGATCGCCCGAGAATATAGTTACGGTCGTGATTAAACAAACCACGCACATCGTCATTCAGCACATCATCAAACGCCCCGGGCTTAATAATTTCACGGAAGCCCCACATCGGTTCAGACAGGGAATTGAACACCGAGGCAAGCCCGATAATGTGGGTTGGTTTGTTTTCCTCTCCCGGAGCTGCGCGAACTTCGCCGACATAGCTCCGGGTTTCTCTTTCATTACTACTCATCGTTGTCACCACCTTTTGACTTATCACTTACAGACTGTGCCGCATTAACGCTTACCAGCATTTCATCCAGACCATTCACAGGGTTCATATCCTCGAATGCCCTGGCTTCGTTTCTGCTCATCCAGCCGTCAGTGATGGCGAAATGGTAGAATTCACCCCTTTCTTTCGGTGTACCGCGCAGTAATCCGGCAAGATTAAACCGGACATAAAAACCGGCGAGACGCTCCTGTTTTGTGAATAACCGGCGATTAAGCTCCTGCTCCCAGTTCACTACCCACGGCATGATCGTATGACGGACAAACTGAATTGCCTGCTCTGAGATATTAGAGAATGTGGCTTTTTCCAGGTCATTGATCATGTGGGCCGGTACATTAAAAATACCGGCAATCATTGAGCGGTTTAGTTTCAGCATATCAATCAGCTGAGCATCCACCGGGGAAACAGTGAGCGCTTTATAATCAAGATCAGCAGGGAGCAGCATGGTTTTATTTTCCTGACTGCGGAGTGCTGCCGATGCCTTTTGCCACATGTCTTTCAGTCTGGCCCAGCCCTCTTTTTGCAGTTCGCCCTTCACCGACACAATCCCTGCCGGTCTGGCGTTCCCGCCAAAAAATGACGTGGTATATTTCTGACCGGACATCCCCATACCGATGGTTTCAGCATGCTGGACTATCGGACTGATGCCCATCCGCTGATTATTACCGAGAGCGCGGATGTGGATCATATCGTCAGGACTTATCGCAAAATTGCCTAATTCGTTATAAACACCGTATGTATACCGCCCGCCGGTGTTCAGCAGCGTGGTTTCCCACGGCATACAGGCTTCCAGATTTATCACTTCCCCTTTACGGTTACGGACAACATGCGTGTACCCGTTACCCCATCCGAGAATGTGACGCTCTTTGGTTTCACGCCATTTGTAACTGGTTTGCCAGTCATTTGGCTCGTCGTGAACAAGATAAAACGCGGGGTGATCACGCGCAGTTTCAACCTTATTGCCGGTTTTCCGCATGACATGAAGCGGCATCTGTGCGATTGAGGATGAAAGAACGTAAATACAGGCGTATACCGCCGCCAGTTTCATTGATGTTTCAGGACTGACATAGATATCAGCTTTAAATAATCCGTCCATATCAACAGAGTCAGCCGTAATCGGTACCGCCGGATTTTCGATATTTGTTGTTTCGTCGCGGAACAATGCATCAAGAAGCACGTTTCCCCCTCATGGCTGCCGCCAGTGCGTAGATAACCATCACGGAACCGCCGATAATCAGGGCGTTGTGCAAACCGTATTTCAGGTAACAGCCCGCCATGACCGCGCTGAATCCCATCAGGGCAGTGATATCAAGAAGTATATTTTTCATAGGAATAGGATTTCTTCGTCTGAGTCCAGTGAGGAAAGGAAGTCGCCTTCGTCATTCAGCATTGCCCGGCCGATTGCCATTATCAGCGCCACCGCACCATCAATTTTATTTTCGTTCTGCTCTTTTATCGGACGGACAACATCATCGTTACCCGGCAGATATTTCCCGACCACGTTACCAATACACCAGCTCATAATCGGGTTGCCGTCATGGTGAAAGCGTCCGGAAGCAATAGCGGCTTCAAGCTCTTTCATCGGGTCAGACATATTTGTGTAGTTTTGAACGATGGTGATCGGGTTCATTCCCTCGTCAGCCAGTTCGTGTGAAATATTTGTGGCTCCGTGGGGGTCAATCGCGGTTGCATCAATGGGGTTATTCAGGTTATCAGCTTTTGCATCTTCCAGAATGACGCGGTAATCAATCTCTGCGCCATCGGTCAGTTTCAGGTGACCGGTTTCAACCCATTTCATGAATCGTTCGGCGGTACGTTTGTTTTCGACGTCTACGCTGAATACGGAGTCATAAGGGACATAAAAATCAGGGGAAATGCAGTAATAGTGTCGTTTCCCGTCAATAACCCGGTTAAACAGTTTAACCCGTGAGTTCATGTCCAGTTTTCGTGCCAGGTCAAGTGACTGAGTGCAGGATTGTCCCTCAAATGCGCTCAAAGTAAGCGATTTATCCTCGCATTCTCGCCATGACACCATGTTAAAGAATGCAGATTTAGCTGAAACCCAGATATTCAGGTGCTTGGTTTTGAATATCCCCGTCATTCTGGGGTTGTTTTTTGCTCTGTTCTGCTGGCTGATCAGGAAATCACTGTAGACAGAAACCCCCATATTCGGGTTTGCTTTGCGCAATGTCGCCGGATCTGTCCAGTCGTCACCTTCATCGACGGTATAAATAATGCCGAATAACTCCGGATTCGGTACCGTACCGTTGAGCATTTCAATCACTTCGCGCCGCTTGTCATAACACGGACCTTCAATATTATATCCGGCGGTCGTGATAGCCCACATCAGTGGCTGGCGGCGAGCCCCCATCCCGGTAATCATGGTTGTATACAGCGAATCCGTATCGTGTTCGTGATACTCATCAACAATAGCGCAGTGTGGCGATTGTCCGTCACCGGGATCACCGATCAGGGGTTCAAACCGCGCACCGTCGTCAGGGCGGTTCATATTTTTTGCGTTAACTTCAATGCCAAATGCATCAATCAGCAACGGAGTGCGCTTGCACATCAGTTTTGCCGGGCGGAAAACCTCCCACGCCTGTTTTTCTGTGGTTGCACCGGAATACACTTCAGCGCCAAACTCGTTATCACAGGTAAAACAGTAAAGAGCGACTCCGGCAGAGATGGCTGATTTACCATTTTTGCGGGGGATCTCGGTGTATACCTCACGAAACCGGCGTAATTTACTGCCTTTATGCACCCATCCAAACGCAGAGCAGACAATAAATAATTGCCACGGCTCCAGGGTGATCGGCATTCGTTTAAACGCCCACTCTCCTTTGGTGTGCGGCAGCAACTGAATGAACCGTGCTGCCTTTTCGGCTGAATCTTTATCAAACCGGTACCGGAATTTACGCCCCTTCTCTTCGCCAAGATCGTCAATATGACGCTGGCAGGCATCTTTTACATACTGGCAGGCCACAATCTTTCCGCGAACAACTTCACGGGCATACTGATTGGCCGCATTGACGTTCGGGTAAGCTTTGCGACTCATGATGTAATTATCCTCAGAAACGGGTTTTCCTGTTTTTTCTGACCCGCCATACCAATCAGCCGCTGACGGCTTCCGGGATCAAGTCCCAACATGGCACCAGTGCGATCCATTTCGCTTTCCTGCTCTTTTTTCGCAGTAAGGTCAGGGTTTTTTATCGGGCCACCTGTAGCACCAATCAGCCTGGTTCCGTCCTTAATAATGGCGATCACTAAGTTACGCCAAAGTTGATAAGCAACACACCAGCGCTCAAGAACAGCCAGGTCGGTGAGGCAGATAATTCCCTGCCCGCATAATTCTTTAACGGTCATCTCCCACATCACTATCGCGAGAGACATATCGTTTTCCACAAACCAGTCCGGCGGAGCCACACCTTTCAGCGGAGTAAAAACAGGCTCATCTTTATTCAGCGCCCGTTTGCCGGGATTGCCGGCCAGCTCTTTTCTGGCTGTTGGCTTCGGGCGGCGACCAGATTTGCCCGGAGTGCCAGCCATAAAAATCCCTCCATAACGGAAACGTAAGTAGTGCTTATATATCAGCCTGTTTTAATTTCATTTTTCGCGGGTATAAAAATATGACTAAGGCGGCGGTACTCTATAGCGAGAGTGGCAGGGATTAGACCCGCCCCTCCCCTGTGTGATTCAAGTGGATATCAGGCGCATCATCAACCACAGACGGATGCCAGACAAAATTGACAGCGATAGAGGATGATGGTGGGCCAGATGTCTCTATCTTCACATTGGTCTGATGGGATAACATCTCACCATCGACACTGAGGCAATACCCAACAAATCGCCCGCCCTTAAACAGTCTGGATAACTTAACCTGTTTCTCTTTCATCATGTTCTCTCCGTTGCTGTCTTGCGGTAGTGACAAGGCCAGCACAGGCTTTGCAGGTTGCTCTCTGCATCGGTTCCCCCATGCGCTTTCGGGGTGATGTGGTCCACTGTCTTGGCTTCAGTTGCACGACCGTTACGCAGGCACTCCTGACACAGATGTTTATCTCTGCTCAGTATCACCGCACGCAGCCTGTCCCACTTGGTACCATACCCGCGCTCATGGCGGCTCTTACCCTGCTGGTGATTCTCCCACCCTGTATTGATGTGATCATCACAGTAACCACTGCGATCAATTGTTGTCTTTGCGCAGCCACGTTTGCGGCAGGCGCGGGGTATGCGTGGTGGCATGGTTGGCTCCAATAAAAAACCCGCACTTGGCGGGTTGGTTTTGAATGCTGGCTTGCTACTCTGGTTTATGTTGTCTTATGAATGGGTACGTACCACTAAACACCTGTTCTTCATTGCATAAGATGCATTTATGCTCAAACCCTAAAGCTGATGCCTTATGCGTGTAAGCCATGCTACCCTTAAAGCACTTATCGCACATGTACTCAACCACAAAAGTATCTTCTCTAATATCCGTTACACGCTCAACCATGACAGCCTCGTTTAACTTATTTTCATTGTGGTGCTGATTGATATTATCGCATAAAAAGATCGCTTATCGTGGTTGCAGTTTTCCGTTTCGCTCCGCATCAGCTTTCCTGATATCCATCAACTGCCCGTTTGCTATATCCAGTACTTTCAATAACGGCTCAATCCACTCAACTGCCTGGCAATATGTCAGTCGGCGGGTGGTAGAGGGACCAACACCGGTTGTGTCAGTGATGCCGGGAGCGGAACGCATTGCTGATTCACGGATGGCGTAGGTGTGACTGAGCAGCCCGTCAGCAACAGACTGAGGAACATACAGATTACAGTTAGACTCTTTGCGGATGATGGTTCGGTATTCAATCTGTTTCTCCTGTGATTTAGCTTCTGCCTGAATGTTTCGGCTGGCGTTCGCGGCAGCGGCGCGATCAAAGATATCAAAGCTGGTGTAGGCGTTATCAATCACCTTTTGCTGGTCAGTGATCACGCTGTCTTTGTGCTGTCCTTCCGATTGCTCGGCTGACAGCAGGCTGAACATCCATAACCCGAAGAACACTACAGCCCACAGCCAGCCATTAAATAGCGTGGCAGTTATTTTTGCCGCGGTACTCACAGCAGTCCCCACGCCTTTTCAAACACATCCGGAGAATACGGCTGATAACCTAACTCAACGCCGACAATCGCAGTCGCCAGCGCAATGCCGGTCTTTTTGTCTTTGGTGTTCAGTCGGTCATTGATACCGATACCGATATCAGCAGCAGCACGTTTAATGTAATTGCCCGTAGGGTTCTCGTTTGGCGGTGCATATTTATTGATAATGGCTGCAACGGAATTCAGACCATATTTCGTCTGATATGTCTGAAGCAATTTATAGATTGCCCGGATGCCATACTCAGGAGACTGGAACCGACAGAAACGCGATTCCTCAACCGGGTTATGCGGCAGTTGCCCTTGCCACGGGTTACGTGGGCTGTAGTCGATATTGCCGGGATTGTTGTTGCGTTCGCCGCGCGCTGGTTTACTCATTATCAATTTTCCTTTTTATCCGTTTCTCAAGCGCCTTAATGAACTCAGCACCCGACCATCCCGCCAGACCTGCAATGCCGCCGGACAACTCCGGAACCCACGCGTAATAACTCGCAGCAAGGAAGACCAGCGCACCGGCAAAAACAGAGACAACCATCTGAAGAAAGAAAATTCCCCAACTGATAACTTCACCATTCAGGGCTTTATAGGCACAACTGGCAGCGGTGCCGAGTAAAGTCATGATGACTATCAGCAGACTACTGAACCAGCCGTAGTTGTTAGGGTCATTCGGCATCTTTTTCATGGCTCACCCCCTGACGGAGGAATTTAGTTAATAGGGTGCCGCTCACAGTATCTCTGCAATGATTACGTTTGTTTGTTCAGGATTCTGTGGCGGCATATATGGAAAAAGGCCGCACATGGCGACCTCTGGTGATACGTATTATCCTTAATTCACACAATAAATATCTGATTGATAAGTCGATAAAAGACACATTCGCATATTTAATCGTTTTTCAAACTTATCACGGATAAATACGCGTTTTCAGGTTATAATCGAGAGGTAACAAAAACCTGAATTTATATGTCGTTTATTCTTTATGCCGGTTATTCCCAACCGGCTTTTTTTTGTGTCTGAAGTGAGTGGCTGATTTAGTTCAGCCGGACTGCTCTGCGCTAACAAAGCGATTGCTACTGGTATTCAGTTGTTCGGAATAACCGACCATCTGAACTATCCGGAAATTCCGGAGAATTGAACCTGTAAGCCATCGTTACAGGTTACAGAGAATGAAAAAGACCACGCACGGCGACCTTTGGACTAAGTAGTACCGAGATTTGCAATAATAGATTGAATCGATGCCATCAATAGGCAAAAACATGTTACCTGAGAAAAATATTCGCGTAACATATCAGCCTTGCCCATAAGACACACAGCAACCTCATGGGTGATTAAAATAATACTTATCATCTCTTTGCCAGCGCTAATTACGCTGGCTTTTTTGTCAATGCCTGATATTTAAGGCAACTAAAACCCCAAAAAACTCATCAAGCATAAATCCCTCGTTATCGGAATTCCTACATCGGAACAATATTAATATGTTACATACAAAATAGCCCCACCGAAGTGAGGCTATTATTCTGAAACCAATACTACAAGAAAATCACTTAAACCAAGTCACCATTGCAAATGCCGCTGAAAGTAGCAGCGCAACAATAAAAAGGTTTTTAGTAAACATAAGAGTATGACGAAAAATAGCCGTTCTGTTTATAGGTATTTCCTTAGGAATATATTCCCCTTGGATACCACATTTATTTATTATATAAAAACTCGCGGTTGCAAGATTTACTGTTAATAGCAATGAGGTAAGATGGTCCAGGCTTTATAGTATTCTGCCGAAAAATTAGCTTAACTAATTTACCAGATAACAAAAAACCCCGGCATTGCGAGGTTTAAAATAATTGGCTGCTTAATATCTAATTTGCTTCAACTTTCATCGCAGTTTTGCAAAAAATACACTTCGCTCCACGCGGGTTACTCAATGAGATATCAAATTGCGATGTTCGGTATTGTGAGCCGCTGCAACAAGGACACTTAAAACAGAAGTTAATCATCATAGTGTATTTAGAGCGCCACCACATTACCAGCGGCAGGACCCTTCATCCCATCTTCAATGGTAAATGATACTTCCTGACCTTCGATTAAAGACTTGAAGTTATCGCTCTGAATTGCAGAGAAATGAACAAACACATCTTTGCTGCCATCTTTAGGGGTGATAAAACCAAAACCTTTATCATCGTTAAACCATTTTACTGAACCAGTCATTGTATTAGACATAGAATTTCCTTTAATTTTTTTGATTGCCATAAGGCATATGAGGTTTGTTTTTATTTTTACTTATGGGAATTAATTAGAAGAAATTCGCAATGAAGGGGTATCAGTGATAGCACTAAACGGTGAACAACTTTAAACTGACTAGCATAAATAGGCCTGTACTTCCAAACCAGTGACACCATTAAGCCACAGAATGATTTAGATAGCAATCTTTATTATTTAATATATTTTATCTGTTGTGTGTAATCACACATGTGGACCTATCCGTCTTAGTAGTAATTATTGCCAATATTCTGGCGATAAAAAACCCCGCAAATGCGAGGTTTAGAATTTTTGTAGTGCGGATATGTATAGAAATCCCACTATTGATAGATAATAAGGCACTTTCGGACAAAATGCAAGTGTGTACAACATTACCTCATTTATCTGACAGGAATGGTATATTACATATGTTTATTATTCGATTTTGGGACATGTATGAATCTGATAAGAAAAATATGGCATTTTTTCGGCCTGTATCAATCACGTAAAGTACGACTGTTACATTGTGCAGTCCTGATTTTTGTTCTGGCGCAAATCATTATCAGTAACTGGATGAAAGGCACAAAATCCTCCGCTATACCTCCGGTGGATTGGACTTATTTTTTCACATGGGCTCATGTCACTATTGGTTTTTGCTTATTTTTCATTACATTAATCTTAATTGTTGTATGCTTCCATGAAAGGGGAATGCGGTATTTTTATCCCTATCTTTGGGGGGATGTTGTCCCATTGAAAAATGATATAAAACAACTGATGAAGCTAAAGCTACCAGACAGCACTCCGAAAGGGCTTGCAGCCGTAGTTCAGGGATTGGGGCTTGGTGCGTTATCGATAGTCATTATATCCGGAATGGTTTGGTTTTTTTTGTGGTTACAACATTCACCATCAGCATTAGAGGCCAGAAGCATCCATAAATCATTAACAGTGCTAATAGAAATTTATATCTATGGACATGGTGGATTTGGGCTTATCCATTTTGTTCTGTGGTATAAAAGATCAAAAAACAGCCATCAGTAATTTGTCAACCAAACGGGCAGACTGTCAACAACACTGCCCGTAATACACAGTCAGTCCAGTATCACGAAGTTATCCGTCCAAACAACGATTCGGCCTGACTCTCCTCAACATAGCACTTAGCAGCCAAGCCATCATAGAACGGCTTCCAGTTTCTGCGCCAAGTTCTCTCATTTAAATCAGGAACCAAATATTTTATCGCCTGATAAGCAACTGACGACGGCACCCGCTTATATCCTCGCCCTGAGCATTTCGGGCAGTCTCTGAATACCGGTGCGCCTTGTAATTCGCTCCGTTCTTCATCAAACACCTTGCCCCGTCCTTTGCAGCGGCACCGGTGGGTTAGTTCACCCTTCCCGTTGCAGGTCACACACAGTTCGTCCACCAGCTCATTACGGACTATTGGCGCAACAATCACAGCACCTTCCATATTAGTGATGCCAGGATGCTTCACCACATCTTTCCGGCGATAAATCAGCCCTTTCCCGCCGCAGTCCTGACACAGGCAGACCGAACCTGCTGAGCGGGCGTAATCCTCAAATGCCATTGTGGCCAGAATAGTCATACACTGAGCAATCCGGTTTCCGGCGGCTTTAGCCACCAGCTTCGGGACTGTTTTCATTGCGTACTGCGTCAGGGCTTTAACCGTGGTAATTTTATCCTCAATGCTGACGTCATTTTTACCAAAGAACGCATGCATACCGAACGCCGCCTTTTGTGATGCCATACCCATAGCCGCTGCTGAGTCCATACCCTTCAGCCTGTCAGGTGCCGTGGAGTTTGAGCTGTCACTGAATGTCGGTGACTTCGGATGAAATTGTTTTAATGCGCTTTCAAGTTTCATTTATGCCGCCTCACGGTGTTTTTCCCGGTAAAATACCAGTTCACGAACTTCGCTTCCCTCGCGGATCAGGTCATTAAAATCGCCTTTATCCGGCCAGCGGACACTCACTTTTTCCACATCGTTATTTGCCACAAGGTTACGCCTCGCACAGGCAAATGCAGCCGCGTGTCCCGTGGCACTGCTGGTGTCGGTATCTGCAAAAACAACCAGATGGGTAACACCCAGGGGTGCCACGAATTTATCCATAAATCCGGCATTAATGGTCGCCCAGGTATTCACGCCGTAGATCTGTTTACAGGACAATGCGGTCTCTATTCCCTCCGCCACGCCTAAAGTGGATGCCACAGGAAACATCCGGATCGCCACAGAGTCCGCGTAGTCCAGATAGTTATCTTCCTGCAATTTAGTCATCCGCTTAGTGATGAGGATGTCGGCTTTACTGTTTCCGTCTAAATAGGTCCGGTGCAGATAGCACAGCTGACCTTTTGAGTCGGTGGCCAGCGCCCACATTGCCTGAAAATTAATAACCTCCATTCCCTTGCGGGTGGGCTGTTTCTCACAGAACCGGATGCACTCTGCCGGCAGCGTGAATATGCCGCGATTTTGCAGGTAGCCCGCCGCTGAGGTATTTTTCAGGTCAGGCATCTGCGCATAGCAACTGATAAATTTCTCCCGCTCTGCGCGTATGCTGCTGTTTGCCAATTTCGGTGCTTCTTTTTCACGGGCATTTCCGAGCAGCTGATCCACTTCATCAGCCAGGTCTTTAAAACTTTTACCCTGAGTGCGTTCCAGCAACTGAAACCCGGTACCGGATCCGCAGGTACAAATCCATGTACCGCGCCCGTCTTTATCGTCAATGCGGAACTTCCCTTTCCGCTCACACAACGGGCATTTGCCTTTGAAGTGTTTTCTGCCGGTGATCGACGGAAGTCCGTAATAAGCAAAAATCTTTTCCCACTGCCCCTGTGCGGCGTCTGCTGTATTCACAATAATTCTCCCTGCTGTGTGTTTTTATTCAGTTTCTGTTTTAAATCTGCGATTCGTGCAGTCATGACCTCTTTGGCTTTTTGCTGACCCTTCGCCCATTTGATGCGTTTGTGTCTGATAAAGCTGGTGACTTCCGGTGTGATTTCCAGCGGTGTGCTGTGCAGACCACCCGGCCATTCACCGAACTTATCTCTGAAGGTATTCGCGACCCATCCGTCACTGACCGGTTTGCCCTCGGTGGCGCGGATGTTCTGGTAATATTTGAGTTGAGAGAAAAAACGCTGTTTATCTTTCAGGGTGTGTACTTTTTCAGACTTACCCATCTTTTTGATATTGCGGGAGGTATCAACATCGACGTCTTCACCTGCCAGCGGTTTAAAGCCACATTTCGGGCAGACATAGACGCCCGCCGGTTTCATGTAATGGCAGGATGTGCATTCTTTCGGCTTCTTCTCCCGCTTTTCCTGTTCGCGGACAGAGGATGATTCTTCCAGACCGTCACTTTGACCCGGCAGCTCGTCATATTCGATATCATCAGGAAAGCCCAGGCGGTGTACGGATCCGGAGTGATCGAAAATAAGGCATTTATCTTTACCGGCGGCTTTACGCAGACCCCGCCCCAGGCACTGAACCCAGCGGATTTCTGATTTAGTCGGTCTGGCGTAGATGATGCACCGGACATCACTGTCGAACCCGGCAACCAGGGTGCCGACGTTCACGATAATTTTTGTGGCACCCTGTTCAAACCGGTGAATGATAAGCTGGCGCTCTTCGTGGGGTGTTTCTGCTGTAATGATCTCGGCATTCACTCCGGCGCGGTTAAACGCTATCGTGACGTAATTGGCATGACTGACCGTCACACAGAAACAAATCGTCGGCAGGTTTTCGCCATTGACCAGCCAGTTATCAACCACATCACCGACCAGGTCAGAGCCGGACATGATTGCCGCTATCTCAGCCTCTTTGTAATCACTGCCATACTCCGCACTGCTGGTGGATTTAACCGAGGACAGGTCAGGCTTCGTCGGGGCGTAAAACTCATACGGACTCAGATCCCCGCGGTCAATCAGCTCTTTCATCGTGGTGGGCTTGATCAGTGTTTCGTAGTAGGTGCCCAGAAACGGAGAGAACGGAGTCCCGGATAACCCGATCACCCTGAATTCACTGTCCCGGATAACTTCCAGTAATTTTTTACGGCGCAGATGGGCCTCGTCGATAAACAGCAAATCGATGTTGTCCGGAAACTCACGGCGGATCAGCGTGTCAGCTGAGGCAATCTGGATCAGTTTCGTAGGGTCGTAGTTCGGGTGATCCCGCCAGACAAAGCCGATATCCTCCATCGGAATGCCGTAGTCCTGAAACCGGGTCGCTGTCTGTTCGATCAGGATGGTATATGGCACAACAAACATCACCCGCATATCACGGCTGATACAGCCATGAGTGATAAAAGCCGCCAGTGCTGTTTTACCGCTGCCGGTCGGACTGCTGATCATAAACGTGCGGTGAGATTTCCACCCGCTGCGCAATAAGTTCAGCGCCCGTTCCTGTGCAAAATTTGGTGTGATAGTTAACATGCCATTACCTCCGCCGTATTGATGCGATGGAAGGTAAAACCACGGTGACTTTTGATTTTTCCGGACACGCAGGCATAAACAGCCGAATGGTCAAATCCAAACTCAATCAGGGATTTTTTTCCCTTAAACTCCATAGTGGTGCGTGTCTTTTTATCAGTAGCGCGGATAACACCTTTGAATTGAGTATTATCAGCGCCTCTGGAAACTCGCATTAGTCCGATGCTTATTGCGTGTCTGATGTTGTCTTTAGGAGTAACCCATTCGAGATTAACGACACGATTGTCAGTTTTAATACCGTTTTTGTGGTTAACGCAAGGCAGGTCAGCGGCGTTGCGGATGAATGCCATAGCAATCAAGCGATGCACCGCAAACTGTGACCCGTGGCTGTTGAAACTGAAATTCACCGTCAGATAACCGTCTCTGCGCACCCGTGGTTTTAATAATTTGCCTTTAATCTTCATTTTTTTGACGTTGCCGGTCGTATAGCGATCCACGCTACGAATCCGCCCTAAATTACTGACTTCGTAGCTTTCCCCGAAATTAGCAATAGTGACCGGTACCCATTCCTCTGGCAGCAAATTGGTGCCATAATGGTCAACGGTGGTTTGATTATTCATAATCGTCACCCTCTGAGGCCGAACCAGCATTCCCGTCGAAAGTTGTGCTGTTCGGCCTTTTGTTTTCCTCTACCGGCTCAAATGTTGCTGGCAACGTGAAAGCGCCCTTTTTATCTGATGCTCCGGCGTTTAGTCTGAATCTCACCCCCTTCGTTACCGTGCTGTTTTCAGCCATAAATAGCGCATTTTTCTTTCCGTCTGCGTAGCCGCCCCAGAATCCACCAGGGTTAATCTCATAGACCTGCTTTACCCGACAACGCAAATGGCCTGCATCTTTCAGTGCAGCGACTGCGCGATACACTGCGCTGCGTGAAAGCCCGGTATCGGCGATAATGGATTTGATATCAGTCATGGCTGCACCCGAGCTGCGATCCATGATTTTGATTAAGTGGATATAAAGCCTGATTGCACTCACATTGCCTTCCTCTGCGAGCTTCGATATCAAATCCAAACCAGAGTCGTAGGCCTGAATAAAACTCAACCCTTTGCCTTTGGGGAGTTTTAATGATTCAATACGTTTTCCAACCTCAGTTTTAGCCATTCCTTAACCGCCCCGTAACTCATTGTTTTTAATAACATTCCCAGCTATGACACTAAACGTCCCGCATGGTGGGATTTTTGGGGCACTTAACTAATTGATTTTATTGGATTTTACAAGTCGCCCTTTTATTATCTATTAGCCTATGTACTCGAAGACTCGATCTTGTGTTGCCCTTGACCTTGTTTTTTATTGTTTAACTCATTGCTGTAATTGATATTTTGCCCTGCCAAGGGACAGATCCATTTTGTGTGGTCCTCAGACACTTACCCTGAAACAGCACCTGAATTGGGATTTGTCCTTGGCATGGCCTGTGATACTGACAGTGGCTCTGCTGTATAGCCCTGCATCGACCGGTGATTCTTCCTGAAAAATAATCTCAACCACCGGTTTGCCGCATGCGCTCCTGCGTTCGCTTTCCTGAATGACACCGGTTCTTCTTTGCTGCGGATTTGAAACACTTCCGAATACTTAAACTTCGCGTATTCCCGCATCCGAAAAGGCATCTGCCCCAGAACTTCCTGTATCCACACCGCATCTCCCGGATGATAAAGCTCGGGGAGATCAGACTTCAGTGCGTTTTGGTTCGGATACATGGGAGCAGCCCGCCGGATGAGGGAAAAGATCAGGCAGGTCGGGACGAATTTGATGTGGCTTGACTTGACCCTTTGTAGCATTGACGATAGACATAACGTGGTCAGCTTTAACGCGTCGACCATTTAGCCAGCGAAACACAGCAGGCTGTGTGACGCCACATGAGCGCGCCAGTGCTGCTTGGCTACCCAAGATATCAATAGCTTTCTTGATGTGCTCATTCATAGGATGAATTCCATTAGTTATTGAATGTCACGAGAATAACATCTGGAATTACTTTGAGCAATAACTTATAGTTCATTTGTGGTAAATAACAAAAGGTATATAATCCAAGCATGAAAACTTTCTCTGACAGACTCAATTTTGCAATGCAACAGGCTGGCGTATCGCAGGCCGATTTAGCCCTTGCCGTTGGTGTGGCCCAGCCAACAATATGGAAACTGACTGCTGGAAAATCTCAAACCAGCAGGAAGTCCATGGAGATAGCTGCATTTCTTGGTGTAAATCCAGTATGGCTGACCACCGGTGTGGGTGAGCCGTTTGGGAACCAAGAGAGAGCGTCGATTAGTAATGCAGGTGATCCAATTCCTGTAACTACATGGGATTCAAGCACCCCACTTGAAGACGATGAGGTTGAGGTTCCTTTCTTGAGAGATATTGAGTTCGCCTGTGGTAACGGCTCTTACAATGAGGATGATTACAATGGGTTTAAGTTGCGCTTCTCTAAATCTACATTGCGTAAGATTGGAGCTAATACAGACGGTTCTGATGTGATTTGTTTCCCTGCTCGTGGTAATAGCATGGAGCCTGTGATTCCTGACGGATCAACAGTAGGTGTTGTTATCAGTGATAAAAGAGTAATTGATGGGAAAATGTACGCCATAAACCAAGGCGGCTGGAAGCGATTGAAAATACTGTACAGATCTGGTCCCGATACCATTACGATAAGAAGCTTCAATACTGACGAATACCCAGATGAAACCGCAGCAATGTCAGACGTGGAAATAATTGGACGAGTATTTTGGTATTCAGTAATGGCATGATAAATTCGTGTATAAAAAAACCAGCAAATATGCTGGTTTTTTTTGCTTTAAATATCAATGAACTGCAAAATAGTCTTGCTTTTATTAACTTTAGTTATTGCTATAAGTTATATTATCGATTACCTTTAAGTCACAGAGCAAACCTAAAGGTAATTAACTATGCAGCTTACTCATCTTGATATACGCAACAACATAGAGACGCTAACTGCCGAAATCCGTGAATCCGTTACCCTGCTTGAGATTATTTATTCAGAGTGTGATGACGAGAAATTGTCAGACATAGTTTCTTGCGCCATCCGGGCAACCAGATCAACATTACTTAAAGCAGACGACCTTGTCAGGAAGATCCCCACAAAGATAGCCGGCACTTCAGCATTAACCATTTCAGTCTCTTCACCTCAAAGCGGTGAGGTTTAAAAAATGCCGACTATACATTGTATGTCAAATTATGATGTGCCGAAACCTGACAACTATACAGCAGTTAATGAGATGTTCATTTTTCGGTTCTTTGCTATCAAACGTATAGACCAAAACGCAAAGCCTGAATGCAAAGAGGTACGGGCGGCAGATTTACAGTCCGCAAAATTACAGCTTGTCCGTGATTATATTTTATCACTGGCGACACAAATTCCAGTAAAGGCGGTGTGACATGTCACAGGAAGAAAAGGTATTAAATAGTATTAGCACAGAGATTGAATCGCACAGCCATATCTGTGAACAGGCATCAGACGTTATTAGAAGTACCGATACATCTGCCGCGCAAAATGATTCTCAGCGCCACCTGTTAGAGTTCGATGCATTACTAACACATATCAGATGGGATGTGATGCCACATTTAATCCCAGACAGTGAGATTTTATTTTTGGTTCAAACATGGCTTGAACAATTACATCGCCCTGCATATATAGAGCGAGCTAATGTAAATAAGGTTGTGAACAATGGCTAAATATAACCTTTTACCGGGACACCGCCAGCACCTTGACAATACAATGGAAATAAACGAGGAATTACAGGCTTTATTAATCCCATTATTGACCGCTGTAGAAAACGAAGCTGAAACCGATACCCATTTGATGCTCAGGGCAGTACAGAGGATTGTAATATCACAGTCAGATGAACTAATCCAACTCAAAACAGATCTTACCATATAACCTAGCAGGTAAAGATTATGAACTGTATTAAATATAATGAACGAGTTATCAGTAAAATAAAAAAAAATGCCAATGGCTAAATTCATTGCTGATTTCATACAGACCAGAACGCCTCGCTGGACTTGCAATCTGTATAAGCTGGTTGACGATGATTATGAATTAGTTGATTCGTTTTCAGATCACCATAAAGCATCCGGGGAAGCGAAAATAATTATGTATTTACGCCCTGAAATTGGAAATCGTATATCTGCATTTTTTAACTTAGGAAAATAAACCATGGCTAATAAATTTGAAGCAATCGAAAAGGCATCAAAGGGTGAGATCACTATCGAAATGCGCCCTGTGTATATCATTAATGGTGCACCATGCGCCCGCCTGACCGAACGGGCAGCGCTGAACAAGCTGGCTTGCATCTTAACCGAACGTGAGTTCAGAAGAACCGGTGTCCCAACTAATGAACCAGATAACCTTGTTACCTTGGAAGATGGCACTGAAGCAAAACGACGCGGCAAGCCAACCTTTCCTTTCATGAATCTAAAGGAAGACGTGCTTTCATCTCTGCTTGAAAAATTAAAAGCAGAAAAAGAAATTGCCAAGCTGGAAAAAGAATATCAATCAGCAAATGCAAAATCACAATCATTATTAAAAGAACTTATTACCGCACAAAATAAATAACAAACAATTAAATTAATTTAAATTACAGCGCCTGCGCTGGGGAATTCCACATCTGAATTTCAGGGATCACGCTATGGAAAATAACAGCCTTTTATATAACCGCCGGAAGTCTTTCGTTAACGCTTTCTTTGACCATTTAAAAAAGAAAGGAAAGTCAGCATCGTTTAAACGCTCTGTTGATGGTGTGAAATATCAGATTGATTTAGACAATGAAATCTTCACACAGGCGCTGATAACACTTTATGAAAATAAAGCATGTAAGGATGCCGGTTATACAGAGCAGCAAATAATTAACTCTTACGCTGACTATTACAATAAAAATGGAAACATCACACCGGACGGGGAGATGTTTATCAGCTTCATAACAGAATTAATTTCTGAACAAATTCACCGCAGGGGGCCGGTAATAAATAGTTTCTTGGTTAAATCAAAAATTAAAATCTCGGAGGTATGTAATGAACGATAAAGATAAAGAAATGACCATTGATGAAATAATTGAATTTCTGAAAGACAAAAATGTTCCTGAGTTTTTATTAAATAAGGAAGGGATTGAAGCCAACATGCCTCTGACACAGGAGGAAATTACAGAGTTTGCTGAATATATGGTCGGTAATAAAAGAAACATTATTGCCAACAGATATTTAACTTCGTGCATGGAACGATTCGGCCCAGGAATAAATGAAACCTTTGCATTCCGCCATAAAGATATCGTCATGGACCTAAGCGAACGGGTTATTGAACGGATTCTCATTAATGAGATCGAGCAGGTGATTTTGGATGAATCCGAAGACGGTGTTTTTGCACTATGGCGGCTCTATACCGGGAATGAATTAAAGGAAAAAGAAGAAGGCAGCACGTGGATGCGTGACTTTATCGACTCTGTGCTCATCGACGCAGCCCACCGGCTGACCGCTGCCAGAGCAAACCAGACCATTCATTAAGGGGAACCTATGAAAAATAAATTAGCCACGATCGATGCAGCCGCCCTACCCGTTATCGAATGGAAAGGTGTCCGCGTTGTAACAACCGAAACACTGGCAGCCGGGTATGGTGTCGATGATAACAACATCCGGAAAAACCTCTCAAACAATCGCGACCGGTTTATTGAGGGAGTGCATATCCACACCCTAAAGGGCGACGAACTCAAAGAATATCGGAACCTAGTGAAAGATGTTCACTTGGTTAATAAGCACACAAGCCAGCAGATTTTATGGACTGAAAAAGGCGCAGCCCGCATGTCAAAAATCGTTGATAGCGACGAAGCCTGGTCATTCTTTGAAAAAATGGAAAACGCCTACTTCCGCCCGGTTCAGATTGTACAGGCAGACCCGACCGCAATGGGATTGCCAAACTTTTTAGACCCTGTTTCCTCCGCGCTAGCGTGGGCAGAGGCAAAAAAAGAAAGTAACCATCTGTCTGTTGAGCTGAAGGAAGCTAAGCGCACCAAATCACAAATAAGCCGTAGCCGTGAAGCATCAGCACTCGGAAAATTAAGTGCCGCCACTCGCAAAAATCGGGAATTGGCAGAACGACTGGGTGAAAGCACAAGACAGGCTACCGTTGCCGCTGTTCAGAATTTGACGGGTAAGGAATACAGCCCATATCCGATGCGTAAGTGGTGCAAAGAACGCGGGATCGTTCCGGACATCGCCCATGATCCGCGCTTCGGACAGGTGAAAGCATGGCCTGCTGAGGCATGGCTTGAAGTACATGGCGTAGATCTGAAAAAACTCTTTGGTGTGAAGTGAGGTGATGAAAATGGAAATGACAAAATACGCAGTAACTTACCTGGGTGATTATCCGTGCGGACACCGTCACGCGCTGACAATAACAGTGACGGCTCAGGATGCAGGTTCGGCCATAGAGAGAGTACAGGCAGATCTGGAAGAGGAACAATTCACCTCAACCAATCACGCGCTTTATGCTGTGGTTCCGGTCGGGTTCGGTACCAGTGCAATGGCTGAAATCGATATGTGTCCACCACGCAGTGAGATTGAACTGCAACCTTGCCCCTTCTGCGGCAATAACAATCTCGAACTGACCAGCACCGGCTGGGATGGTGAGCACCTGTTTGCTGTTCGCTGTGATTGCTGCGGCTCCAGCCAGCCGGAAGACTCATTGGAAACTGTAGTGCGCGTGTGGAATCAGCGTGAAACGGGAGAAAAAGCATGAAAACCAAATTACCATTCATTGATGCCGGATTACTGCGCGCTGCGCTTACGCTGATCGCTGCAAACGACGACGCGCGACCGGTAACTAAAGCCGTTCATATTAACGGTGAATTTATCGAGTCAACCAACGGACACACCCTGGTTCGCATGAAGCACAATGCGCATTTTTACCACGATATCACTGTGCAGTTTAACGATCCCGTCCCTGATGACGCTGAATTTACTGATATCAAGGTGCTTGATGATGGTCTCTGTGTCGCTGTGCATTACCGTGAAGCGCAACCGGAAGAGTTTATACCGATTGCAAAATCCGTATTAACGCCTGTTTCGGCACAATTCCCTGACCTGAATTTTTTTCTGAAAAGTGAGTTTGTAAAAACCACTATGCCGCCGGTTAGCGCTAAATACCTGGCATTACCTTATCTCATGTTCGGTGCTGGTGTTGTGGATGCCATGTGTACTGAAGATGGGAGAACCGTCCTGTTCAATATGGGTCCACTGACTAATGAAATATTCGGTGATCCACAACTGGTTGCTATGGCGGTTATGCCGGAGTATTTCGACTTATGCCGCGCCGCCTGTGATGAAGATATGGGGGATGAATGAATATTGAATTTATCTCAAACGGCAACATAGCCAAGGTGGTGATCCATTCTTTCATCACCGAACGCCGGAAGCTGATCCGCCTGGTTGATACCGCCCTGCTCCATGCACCGGTACACGAAACATCTGCAGGTGTGTTTTTCAGGACAACGGTGATTTACGGCAAACAAAATCACGTCCGCCGCGCTTACAAAATTATCAGCCGGGAGGCGTCACTATGAGCCAGCAGGAAGAAGACTACGATGTAGGCATATACGACGACCCGCTGATTAAAGCTATCCATCATGTGGATGACGGCCGTGATTATACACAGCAGCTTATCTACAACATGCGCCAGCGGTATTACATCAGAGCGGGAATATATCTTCCCCGCCCACCAGCACCACAGGTCGTTGCACCGAAATTAACGCCGGCAATGAAGAAGAAAAAGAAAGTTCAGAAAAACAGGAAGGTGATAAATGGAGACGACTGATCTGCACCTGGTGAAAATTGTCACAACCGCCGGTCACGACCCGTCTGATATCACGGATGCTGTCTGGAATGCCGGTTACCGGAAGACGGATTTTACCACTGAGCAAATTATAGAAATGGCGGTTGCTCAGACAGGCGACACTGTACTTAATGGCTTGCCTGTTGACACACTGCCGAAAACGCTGGATGACCTCAGTCAATACCACCTGAACGGTATTATTTTTGAGGCAAAGTGGGAAGGCACACCTGATGTGGTGGCAAAAGAAGTATTGGTGAACGGGTATAGCAAGGAGACAGAGAAATGACGGAGTTACTCGAAAAAGAATCACCCTGGTTTAAAACCAGTGATTTGGCATCCAGATATGAGGTTAAACCACACACGATCCGTCTGTGGGCTGGTAATGGGAAGCAGCGGCGCGAGGGGTTCCCCCGCCCGCGCTATAAATCAAAAGAGCTCGTTTTTATGAAGCAGGACATTCTTGATTGGGAGAATGGTAAACAATTCGAGTGACCTTATCCCACCACTTCTCATACGCTTCACGCTGTGCATCAAGGTAGGTGTGCTTATCGTACACCTGCCACACTCCGGGCAGCTTGTGACCCAACATAATTTCAGCCACATGCGGCATCGTTAAATCAGACACTCCGGTGCGCATTGTTTTCCGCAGATCATGAATCGACCATGTTTGATAGTTTTCAAAATGTGATGCCATTTTTCTATTTAGAAGCGTACTGATATATATATGCCCGCCCGGCTTCATGTGCCCGCCACTAGGAGACGGTAAAATATAGTTGCTACCACCGTTAAGTGAGATCAGTCCACGGATGAATTCTTCAGCTACCTTAGTTATCGGGCGCACTATTGGCTTTTTACTTTTTTTGCCGGTTTTGTGATTTTCAGGTGGGATAACCCATACACCAGTATCAAAATCGAAATCACTGACTTTGGACTTTATCAACTCACCCACGCGACACCCGAACAGCAAACATAATTTAACCAGGTATCTATTTCTCAGACTGTAACCCGGAGCGTCAATAAGTGAGAATAATACTTTTAATTCTCCCTCTGATAGCGCCCTGTCGCCCTGATTTGCGATAACCCCTACATCAGCAGTTGTTACATCAGATAATGGGCTATTTTTTATAATGCCCCTACGTATCCCCCAACTGTGTGCCAATTTAGCATACTGCAATATCTTCCCACCGATGGCAGGGTATACTTTTACTACATTTTCAACCAATGACAGCCACAGATATAAATCAGTCTCATTGTGCGGAATACTGCCAATTTTTGGGAATACGTGTATCTCGAATGTTCTCAGGATCTGCTTTGCATTCACCTGTTTATTTTTCAGTGATTTTTCCCACCACTCACGGATAACAGCCTCTGTCGTTCTCGCAGTGACAGCCAGTTGAACTTTCATCTGCCTGACTACCTTTGGGTTACGCAACTGCTCCAGTTCGCCACGACAAATAAGCGCTGACTCTCTGGCTTCTTTCAGGCTCGTTGCCGGATAGGTTCCGATGTCCATCCGCTCGGCTTTTCCATTCCAGCGATATCTGAACTGAAATATTACTTTTCCCTTTGGGGTTACCCGCGCAGATAGCCCATCACGATCTGCTTTTGTTACCGCTTTTTCCGCAGACTTTCCAGAGGCTGAACGCAACCATGAATCGGTTAAAGCCAT